CACTAATCTATCCTATGAAAAACTCTTTAGCGACAGCAAGTCAACCTTCGTCTATCTCGATCCCCCCTATGAAATCGGATCTAATCTTTATGGTAAGCGAGGAAACATGCACAAGGGATTTGACCATGACAAGTTTGCTTCTGATTGTGATCGCTTTATCGCTCATCAACTTGTTAGTTACAATTCGTCACAACTGATCCGAGACCGCTTCAAGCAAGGGTGGACAGCTGCTGAATTTGCACACACTTACACCATGAGGAGCGTGGGGAGTTATAATACAGATCAAGCGTCTCGAAAGGAACTCGTCCTAGCAAACTATGAAATGTGAAGTCACCCTCTACGTAGCAGGCACCGTGTTCAAGGAGCAGGTCATTGCTCGTAACTATGAAGAAGCAAGACAAACTGCTCTTGCTAGAAATCCTACCGCTAAGATTGTTGGTGTGAATGCTGTATTTAAATGAACATCTTTGTTACTGATGAATCTCCATGGAAATCTGCTGCTGTCCTACCAGACAAGCACATTGTCAAGATGCCTCTGGAGACCTGTCAAATGCTCTCTATTGTCGCTTCAGACAAGTGGGGTCATGCTTACGGCACATTGCCTAAGAAAGACGGCAAACCCTATGCTACAGAGAAAGGAGCGTTCCGTAATCACCCCTGTACTGTCTGGGCAAATGAAACTCTAGCAAACACTCGATGGTTGCTATCTCATGGTTTCGCTTTATGTCAAGAGTATTCTGCTAGATATGAGAAAGATCATACTTGTTACACCACTCTTCTTGCTGCCGACAAAATCATTCCTGATGTAAGATGGGATGATCACACTCCTTTTGTTCGAGCAATGCCTGAGGAGTATAAATTTGATGATAGTATCACTACCATCGAAGCATATAAAATGTACATTGCTTCTAAACCATGGGTATCTGACAACTACCTACGACTTCCCCACCGTAAACCTGACTGGATCTAATAAATGGCAGAACTTAAGGATTATCTATACAGTATTAATCAATCAAAAAAGAATATTGTCGAGGATGATCCTGAGGCAGAAAGAAAGTATCCGCCTTTTATTGTGAACAAATGCTTGTCATCTTTCACTGATACTATTCTCTATGCTAATGAGATGAACAAGAACCCTCATCTAGACAAGAGACTACAGTATGATTTTTTTATAAATAGTTTGAAGCCACGGAAACGTTTCACTCCTTGGTTACGTAAAGAAACTCTTGAGGAGTTGGAACTTGTAAAGCAATATTATGGTTATAGTCATAATAAAGCATTAGAAGCTCTAAACATTCTTACTAAAGAGGAACTTAATTTTATAAGAAAATCATTGAATACAGGTGGCATGAAATGAATCCAGATATTGAAGTAACTTGGCAACCCTCCGATATGGTGGAGGTTACCTTGGGACAACCCGATGATTTCCTTAAGGTGAGAGAAACCCTCACACGTATCGGTGTAGCATCCAGAAAAGAAAGGAAACTATATCAGTCGTGTCATATTTTACATAAACAGGGTAAGTATTACATTGTTCACTTTAAAGAGTTGTTTGCTCTTGATGGAAAGAATACTAATCTTTCTTTGAATGATGTACAAAGACGTAATAGAATTCTCCAACTTCTTTCTGATTGGGGTCTTGTTTCTCTGGTTGACAGTTCTAAAATTACTGATGTTGCTCCACTCAATCAAATTAAAGTTCTTTCTTACAAAGAGAAAGATGAATGGACTTTAGAAAGTAAATATAATATCGGTCGTAAAAAGACCGAATCGTAACCCGAACATATTAGTGGGGAATTCAACACCCCACTTTTTTTGTGTGCTATTATAATTAGTTACGTGGATGCCGAAAGGGTTCATGTAAACTATATCTCGCTTAATAAAGGAGAACTATAATGCCTAACACTTATCAGTGGGATCTTTATACCCCCCACTACGTAGGATTGGATGATATGTTCCATAGACTTGAGTCTATGACACATCATGATAAAAACTATCCTCCGTATAATTTAATTAAATATGACACCAGTAATTACGAAATTCAGATTGCTCTGGCAGGATTTAAACCAGAGGAGATTGAAGTATCTACTGAATCAAACATTCTCAGAATTGCCACCACACATGCGAAACAAGATCCTGAGTTCGAGTACATACACAAAGGAGTATCGAAAAGATCTTTTACTAGAACGTGGCAACTAGGAGATGATGTAAGGGTAGTTGATGTAGAGTTTATTGATGGTCTATTGTGTATTTCTCTAGAAAAAATTATTCCCGAGCACCAAAGAAAAACGGTATATAATATTGGCGAGACAGCAACTACAAGTAAACAATTGCTGACAGAATAAATATTGGCACAGGACCCCTTGCCGGTTCTGTGTTTTTTTGCTATAATAATAGCAAACCAGATTCTGCTATGACATCAATTAATATTGTACATTTAGTTTCTGGGGAACAAGTCATTGCCAAAGTGACTGAATTGAGGGATAGAGATGGTGAATCATTTTGTTTTCTTTTTCAAATGCCGATGGTCTTGACTTTAGTTCCTTCTGATACTGAAGGAGAAACTCAAATTAATTACTTTCCCTGGAGTCCTTTTAGTGGCACCAGGGAATTTAGGATTGGATTTGAAAAAATTATCAGTGTAGGAGATCCATTGCCAAATGTTCTTAGTTCGTACATTGATATTAATCAACCAATCTATCCTCTTCTAACACCAGAAGAGTTTGAAAAATATAAAAAATCACAAGGAGCAACGACAAAATGAGTGAAGAAACAGCACAACTTAATCCGTCCATCGTAGTTTTGAGGACGGGTGAAAAACTTATTACGATTCTTCAAGAAGTTTATGATGGAGAAGGTGAAGATCGTAAGGGCGTTTGTTTAGTTATGAACTATCCATATACATTAGAACTTCTAAAAATTGAAAATGAAGATAATGCCGAGCAAGATCTTCAAGTAAAATACAGTAAGTGGTGTCCCTATTCTATTGAAAACACTTTCCGTATTCCTTATGATGGTATTTTGACGTTTGGATCAGCTGACCCTGGTCTTGCTCAAGCTTATATTGCCAAAGTTGAATATGCTAAATCATTAGAAAATGCTAATGCAGAACTTCAGCAAAAGGAAATTCAAGAAGTTTTGAATAGTCAACAAACTCCTACAGCTGGAGTAGGTGCTGATACAGATAAGCATCCTATTGCTGAACCTTTCGAGCAGGTTGATGAAGAACCAGCTGTCACTCCTGAGGTTGTATGATCAAACTCCTTAAGTTTGATGGACACTGGCTCGTAGCAGAGGTTGAAGAAATTCCTGGTACTGAGTTCGGTCAACCCGATTGTATGCTAAAATACCCATGTGAGGTAAACGAGGATGGGGCAGTGCCCTTTCCCCCTTACAGTGACAACAACGAAGAACTGACGGTTCGTTCAGAAAGCATTACTGTTATTGCTGAACCAAGCGCCATGTTCATGTCCCTTTATTATGATCTGAAAGACAAAGAGACCGAATGAAGTTTTACACCAGTGTTCAGCAAGCAGGGAACACTATTCTAGTTCGTGGTTATGATCATGGTCAGCAGTTTAGTGATCGGGTAAAGTTCAACCCGACACTATTCTTGCCTACCCAGAAACCTTCTGAGTGGAAGACACTCGATGGCAAAAGTGTTCGCCCTGTTTTACAGGGAACGATCAAAGATGCACGTCAGTTTGTTGACACTCATAAGGAGATGGAAGACTTTCCTGTTTATGGTCAGACACGATATAACAACCAGTACATTCTCCAGGAGTATCCGTGGGATGAGATGAAGTTTGATGTGAACCAGATTCGTATCTTTACACTTGATATCGAGACTGGTGCTGAGAATGGTTTCCCTGATATTGAGACTGCTGACCAGGAGATCCTTCTAATCTCCTTGAAAGACTCTCACACTGGTCGTATCACTGTGTTCGGTGCTCGCCCCTATGAGAGCACAGACCCTGATGTAGACTACCTTGAGTTTAAGACTGAGGTGGGGCTGTTGAAGGCATTTGTACATTTCTGGATTTCTAACTTCCCTGATGTAATTACAGGTTGGAATGTCCAGTTGTTTGATATGCCGTACATCATCAAACGTATTGAACGTGTGGTTGGTGAGCGAGAATCCAAAATGATTTCTCCGTGGAAGAGTATTCTTTATCGTGAGATCTATATCAAAGGTCGTAAGCAAATTGCTTATGATATCTCAGGCATTGCCACACTAGACTATCTTGAATTGTACCGTAAGTTTACGTATACAAACCAAGAATCATATCGTCTAGACCACATTGCTTTTGTGGAACTGGGACAGAAGAAACTAGATCATAGCGAGTTTGATACTTTTAAAGAGTTCTATACCAAGGACTGGAAGAAGTTCGTGGACTACAACATCATTGACGTTCGCCTGGTTGACAGGTTGGATGATAAGATGAAGTTGTTGGAACTTGCTATCACTATGGCCTTTGATGCTAAGGTTAACTTTGAGGATGTGTACTCACAGGTTCGTATGTGGGACAACATCATATATGTTTATCTGTCTAAACGTAATTTAGTAATCCCTCCTAAGCAAGAAAGTAGAAAGGATAATAAGTATGCTGGAGCATATGTCAAGGAACCTATTCCAGGGATCTATGACTGGGTTGTGTCTTTTGACCTCAACTCCCTGTATCCACACCTTATCATGCAGTACAATCTCTCACCAGAGACATTGAAATCATCTAGACATCCTACAGTTACTATTGATAGGATGTTGAATAAAGAAGTTGAACTGAATCTGGTTGGTGAAACTGTGTGTGCTAATGGCACATTGTACGATACTAATACGAGAGGGTTCTTGCCTGAGTTGATGGATAAGATCTATCAGGAACGTACTATCTACAAGAAACGTATGCTCAAGGCAAAGCAGGAGTATGAACAAACTCCTACTACTGATCTTAAGAAAGAGATCTCTCGCTGTAACAATATTCAGATGGCACGTAAGATCCAACTGAACTCTGCTTATGGTGCTATTGGTAACGAACACTTTAGATATTATCGTCTAGAGATTGCCGAGGCAATCACTATGTCAGGTCAGTTGTCTATCCGCTGGATTGGAGATAGGATGAATGCCTATCTAAATAAACTACTCTCTAGTAAAAACGTCGATTATGTCATTGCATCCGACACCGATTCAATGTATCTTAATCTTGGACCTCTTGTTAATAAATTTTT